CATAAAGAGCAGGATATGCACGATCATATTTTATATCAAAATAAGAACATTCTCTCATAATTGAGCCAAATTCTTCAAAATATAAATTATATTTAGGTGATTCTTGAGAACTAATTCCAGACAGATAGGTTGACTGAATAATTCCGCTCATAGCATACCTTCTAAAAGATTCACTAGCATTTATTTCTTTATTCCCAAATGCTGATGAAAGAGTTTCTCCAACTGTAAAAACACTATTTTGAGAATAATTTTCAGATAATGCATAAATATTTTCAAACATAACCCTAGAAGATCCACGAACAAATGGGGCCATATTATTATATATTGGAAGTGGATCTGGATCATCCACAACCTGAATTAATTGATTATTGATATACAAAAAGAACCTTCTAACCTTTCCTATATCCTGATACTCTACAGCCAAATCATAAACCGTTGGGTTTTCTTCGCCAGTCATCCTATATTGTCCTGTAAATCTACCGTCATCAACTATAATTTTTGATAATCCGCCCCAAAGTTTTACAGGTATTGCTTCACTGTTTGAAGAATTTTTTTTGATTTTATAAAATACTACGTTATTAACCGAAATACTAGATTTATTATTATTGTCTAAATTCAAATATGATTCTACATTTTGTTCTGTTAAAGCAACAATTTCAAAATAATATCCATTATTTGTTTCTGGATTAAGCAATACCGCTAAACCACCAGAGCCTCCACCTATGTTTACGTTTTGATCTGGTTTTACTCCAGCAACCTGGTAATATGTAGTGCTTCCTATTGGAGTTTGGCTACGAATTTCATTGTTTTCAATTTTTCCAATAATTCTTACCCTAGCACCAAAATGTTTATATGCATTGTTTAAATTTTTATAAACATACGAAACTAAGTCAATAGGTTTTTCTGTTGTTGCAAAAGATGGACCATTCATAACTAATGCAGAAGATTGTATTGTTCCAGACTGTGTTGATAAAGTATTATTAACCGATGTCTCATTTGAATAACTTGAAGACATAAAGTTTTTTATGGTTCCATTTCTTGATGTCTGTCTTGCTTTTGTATTATTAATTCCTGCTGCACCAATTGTTGTTGATGGTACAGATATATCTTCAAGTAGTTTAGTTGTAAATAAATATTCTGTCTTCATTTCGCATCCCTTAACATAGTCATTATTAGACCAATAAGAATTTATGCCTGCAGAATGTGTTGTAACTGGTGTTCCGAATTGTGCACGTCCATGCTCATAAACTGGACCATCTTGTAAACGAGTAATTCCATCAACTGTTTCATAAAATGGAATAGTATATATTCTAACTAATCCTGTAGGATATATTTTTCCATTAAATGGTAGTGATTTAAAATAATTTTGATATTCTTGATTACTTGTAATCCAAACATTGCTACTACCCTGTCTATGTGAAGTTCTCCATGCCTGAATTTCTTGACCTTTTTGCGCTTCTGTGATTTCTCCATTGGCAACTTTTTTATCTAAATTATCAATAATACTAACTGGGGCTAGCCTTCCAGGCAAAACAACCTGTGGTGAAGATTCTAGCAATGACCCATCTGATTGAATAGGATACCAAATTGCAAGAGTAACATTAAACTGAGCAGCATCATATCTAATAATTTCTCCATTAGAATAAAAATATCCTTGGTATCTAGTAAGCCAATAAACGTTTTCTCCAAGATCTATTACATTGTTTTGAATTTTATGATTAGATACTGTTGGAACATTATTGGATAAGTCTGAATTTATTGGCATTGCTCCAAGAACATATTTTGATTGCTTAGATGCAACTTCATTAATTGTTTTTGTTGAATCAGTTCCAGATGCTTCCCAAAGTAATGCTGGCTTGTATATCCAAGTTTTTTCTTGGTCAATCATACTTGCTTGACGAATATTTCCATAAGATCTTTGAATATATCTAGTTGTATAGTTAATTTTTCCATTATTATAAATTCTTTTATCTTCAGATGCTATTGATAAAATATTAGGTAATATTCCTGATGTTTGGTTTTCAATTATTCCGCTAATAGACTGATTATTTGATCCAGACAAAATAAGGTTAGTTGTTCTGTCATTTTCTTTTGGCAACATATAATTTTTGCTCATTACAACAAAATTATTATATTCATCAAAAAACATTGCACTCTGTGTTGCTACCGCCAATTGATTTAAAACTTCTGCCACAGTTTGGTCTGGCGCAATAAAGAAATATGGAATTACTGCTTCTGGCTCATCCGTATTTCTATAAAAAACATAATTGCTAAATCCGATGTAATCAAGAATTAAGGTAATGGCATAACTAAGTGATACTTCTGTAACCAACATTCTTGGCGCTGGCATAGACTCTAAAAAGAAATAAAAATCTCTTAATGGCAAATCTAGTGTTCCAGCAGTTACGTTTGCCTGTGGAAAACCATCTGAGTACAAAGTTTTAATGGGTACCCAATAATCATACCCACTTACGTTTAATATTTTTTCATAAAAATTAAATTTTATATTTTTGCGAATATAGTCACTAACAATACTATTATCATTATTATCATTAAATGCTTGATCATCATCAAATAAAGACAAGTTTCCAGTTGAAGCCAACAACTGCCCTACTGGTAAAGAAGAATTTCCCAAATCTGAAAGCATTTTTTTTACGTTATATTCTATAACTTTGTCAGAGATATTAGCAACAAGTCTTGGGGACATTTCAATTAAATCAAAAGTAGAATCAAACTTGTTCATTTTTTCTACTACAATTCTTAAACCACGAATATTTTGAAACTCTCTATAAACTATTTTTCCGTTTACCGTTTCTGTAAAAAATAATGGTGATGTCAGATCTGTTACAAAACTTGTTTTATTATCAATTTTTTCATTTCCTAAAATCCATCCATAAGATGGTACAAAAGTTTCATAATCTTGTGTGGTTGAATTCCAAACATAAAATGTTCCAACACTACCTTCATTCTCAATAACCAAATATGCATATCCATCAATTGATTCTGTTGGCAATAATGTTGAAGAAGAAAATGTTTCTGCTATAACAAAATTATTTTTAAATTTATCTGGAATGTTTTTTAGTGCATACTGTAACTCAACATATCCATTATTAGAAATAATTGGAAACCCATCTTCTCGTAAATCATTTTCATTAAAATTATACGCATCAATCCAATTATTTTCTTCAAGATATTGAATTTTCCACCTTGTTGGGGTTGTTTTATTTGCATCACCATATAATGGATCTGAAAATGTTTTAGAGATATCTGTAAAATCTCCTAAATCCACGTCTCCAACATTTGTTTGCATCTTTACAATAATTCTATTTGTTGGAACATTTTTTTTATATACAACAAATGGTACAGTATCATCTATGTAATAACTCCCATTAACTATTGTTTTAGCAATACCTCTTTCAATTCCTGATTCAGTTCTAAAAGAACTCCAATATTTAAATTGGTCATACCTTGATGCCATATAATATCTTGGTCGTCTTGCAATGTCTTTTCCAGAGTTTGCTAAATATTTGCCATTAAAAAATGTTGCCTTATTAATTCCAGATCTTGGTCTAAATGGCTTTATGCAATCTTCTAAAGAATATAGTAATTTATTTTTTTCTTTTGTTGAAGTAAATATTTGAGGTGTTCCATTGTTTTCAAATCCACCATCAACAACAATGTCTGCATCTGTTGCGCCCGTATAAAATAAACCAACGTCTGCTGGATCAAAAACATTTGCTAATGTTAAAAATTGAGAACTTTGTTCTTGTGGTCTATATCTATAATTACCAAGTTTAGATATATTGTCTGGCATATTCATATTCCATTCAACCAGAACCAAAGACTCTGTCTGTATTGTTGCAGATGTTTCAAAGTGATTTTTTAATTCAGTACTTTCAAACATTTAGACTTCTTCCAGTGTTACCGATATGTTCCAAAGATCATGATTTGTTGCACCACGTTTTACTACGGAATAATTAAAGTCTGCAAAATAAACTTGAATGATTTGATTATATCTGTTCAAACCATCATACTTGTATCCCTGTCCTTCTAAGTTTGTGTACTTGTCATAGGCAAGATACATCCAAAAAGGCCCTTGATGAGTTTCATACCAATCAAGAATTTCTACTCCACCAGCACCACCATCTGCTGTATATTCAGATGTAGATCCTTCGTTTGGTGCTATACCTGTTGTTTCATTAAAATTAGCCAATCCTGCATACCCTCTTGAAGGAATCATGCTCCATGATACAGACATACTTAGTTTATCTGCAATATGATATGAACGCATACGACCATTAATTGTTCTTGTTCGTTGCTCAATTCTTTGAGTATTGAACTGCATTTCTCCCCTATTATGATCAGACAGAATAATAAACTGATCCAATAGGTTGACATCTGTTTCTTCTGTATCTGCTCCTACCTCTATGCCATTAGGCACATATAAGCCATTAGAGAGGGTTCCAGGGTTGTTTGCCCATAATATACCCTGTGGTCTTGTATACCTGCGTCTACCTGTCAAATAAGCACTAGTAGCCATTAGACTCTTTGCCCCCTAACTCTTTGTGAATCAACATTTTTAATTTCTCTCATTACTACTCTAGCAATATCATTTGCATTTACATTGTTTCCGTTAATGCTAAAGCCCAAATTATAATTATACACTGCCGTTGAGTTGTCACTTACAGATGTTGAAACATTATTAATTGGAGTTTGTGTGCCAAATCCACTACCTATCATTGATGGATATTTTGACTCATTTAACATTGATAGCATTGGGCCAAATTCTGCACTTGCCCTCTTGTTCATTACGAACTCTCCAGGGGTTAGCATTGTTGGTACACTATCCGAACCTATACGTCCACCATTAGCAAGGTATTTAGGAACCATTCCACCCATACTCATTGGCTTAACCATACCGCCATACATTTTTCCTGGTATCTTGATTACTTGTCCTGGTCTAATTAAATTCGGATTTGAAATTTGTGGATTAGCCTTAATTACATCTGAAAGGCTAACTCCTGCTGCTTTTGCAATTCCACTTAATGTATTGCCAGACTTTACTGTAACAGTTGATCCAGTTGATTTAGTTGCTGTTCCTGTTGCTGTGGCTGTGGCTGATCCTGCCTGACCAAAAGGAGTTCCACTGCCTGCTGCACCTGCTCCTGGAACACTGAATGATGAAGCAGCCTTCATTGATTCAAGAATGCTTGCCCAGGCACCTGCTGCCGTAGTAGAAGAAGTTGCAATTCCGTCTATATTAATTTTAAGACTATTTGACTCTTTATTAGATGCTTCTACATATTGTTGAATAAAGTTCCACTCTTGTCTTGTCATTCCATTAATCTGTAAAGATTTTTGTTCTCGGTCAATTTGAAATGCAAGGTCTGATAAAATTTGTCGCTTTACATCTGCTTGTTTTTGTAAAGGCTCTAATTGTAAAATTTCAATATTATAAATTTGATCACTTAGTGTTGTAATTTCTGTTTCAATTTGTTTTCTAGTTAATTTTTGACCATTAACAACTGCTGTAATTGAAGATAATTCTCTTTGTTTTTGTACTTCTAAATTATTTGCTGCAGTTTCTAAACCAGTACCCATTCTGTTTAAAGATTCTTGTGCAGCCTCTGCTCTCATTTCTTGTGCTGCTGCTGCTGCTGCAGAAATATCGCCTTGTGTTAATGCATTGGCAATACCCAATTGTTTCTGTTGTTGTGAAATCAAAAATGAATTAATTGACTTTATTGATTCTAAGGCATCTCTTTGTTTATTTAAAGAATCAATCTTTTGATCATATGTTTCGGTGATTGCAGTTTCTTGTCTACCAATCAAATCAAGAGTACGATTATAAGATTTAATCTTTGAATTAATATCACCAATCGTATTTTGTATTTTATCAATTGATCTTTCATCTAGAGCAACGCTTAACTCCATTTCTTCTGGAGTCATTTTATTTATTGATTTAAATGCTGCTCTTGCTTTTCTTTCAATTTCAAGAAAACCAAAATCAAATCTTTCACTTAACTGTTCTGCTGCACCCTCTGCTAATTCATCTGCCTCAAATTGAACAGCCTTAAGTGCTGCTTCAAATTTTCTAGCCTCAGCAGTTGCTTTTTTTGTTTCCTCAGCCATTTTAGTAAATGCTTCAGGAGTTATTTTTCCAGTTGCAATTGCTGCTGCTGTTGCTGGGTCTTCAAGCATCTTTAAAGCGGTGGCTGCATCAACACCTTTTTTCTTAAGAGTATCTAATGCTTTAATTTGTATATTGTTTTCATTTTTTATTTTTTCTTGTGCTCTTAAATAAGTTCCAGCCTGAATTGTAGGGAATAATTGATTAAGTGCTTTACCGTATTGATTTAAAACTAATTTTCCATTTTTAGCCTTATCCGTAATTTTATTAAAGAATTTTGCAGCATTTTCTGCATCTAGTCCTTCTGCAAATTGTAAAACACTTTCGTTAACTTTTAACCTTGATAATTTGTTAACAACACCATCAAAGTTATCTATTGTTTTACCTTTGCCAAGTTGCTTTAATAACTCGTTCCAGCCACCCATAGCATTTACGGATTCTTTTCTAAATAATTTTAACTTTATTAATAAATCATCAAGGAATGTATCTCTATTTTTATTTTTGTTGTCAACTGGATCTGGGCCTGTTGGAACAGGGCCTGGCAATATGCCACCTTTTGCAATAATATCTGCAACAGATTTGCCAGCAGAAGAACCAAACCCTTTAAAGTTTGGATCATTAGAAACAACGTCAAAAGCCACTTTTATATTTTTATTTACAAAATCTTTTCCTTCAGATAAAATGCTCCACTGATCATAAAATGCCTTCCATTCTCCAGGCTTTTCTTCAGCAAGTTTTGCAACAACTTCTTTAGTTAATTGAGGATCTAACCCTTCAACTTGTTTTAAAGCATTTGTTGCAGTTGCTATTTGTTGTATTCCATTGGCCTTAAGGTCAAGAGTAATTCCATATGTAGGATTTATTTGATTTAAGAAAGCCAATGCTTCCATATCTGTTTTAAAGTCTTCTTCATTATTATTAATATATGACATCATAAGAGTTCTAGTTGTATCGTCAGCGCCTCCTGATGGCAATAATTCTGATATTAGTGAGGCATCTGCAAGACCTTGCTTGTCAACCAAAATTTTAAATGCTGTTTCAAATCCTTTATTTCCTGCTGCAGTTGAAAGAATTTTTGTAATTACTGTTGGACTAACCTGACCAGATGCAAGACCTACCTGCAATTCTGTTTTAAATTTTGAATCTTTTAATTTATTTAATGCTTCTATTGCCTGATCTTTAAAGACTGCCATAGGGCCTTCTTTATACATTGCATCTGCTGCAGCCTTAATACCTTTAGTAAACCCATCTACGCCCAACTGATCTTTTTGTTTAATTAATAAGTTTAAAGCATTTGCATTATTGGCATTCAACTGATTAAGAGCATCTTTTCGTTGTCCTTGAATTGTATTTATTTCTTGTTCAGTTTTTGCAGATTTTAATTTTATGTCGTATTGTCTGTTTAATGAATCTACAAGTCCTTGATTTTGTGCTACTTCTTGTAAGCCTAATTGAACTGCTGCTGATGTAAGTTTTGCAGATTGTTTTCTTTCTCCAAAATAATCAAAAAGTGTTGTAGGGTCAAATAAATTTTTAAATCTATCAAAAATACTTGTTGGAGCCATGTCTAATTTTGCACCAGCAAATGTATTTTTATTTTCTAGCACTCCTTTTATTGCAGTTTGAAATGCTTGCGCCTGCTTGTCCATTGAGGATCTTTGTATTTCTAATGTTACCTGCAAAGGATCCGTAGTGAGGTTTTCTCCATTAGGACCAAGAAGTGATACAAGTTTGCCGCTAACAAGCGCTGGTATTTCATAACTTCCAAGTTCTTCTCCAAGGGCTGCAGCAATACTTCTTGCTTGGCTTGTTGTTACTGCACCTTGAGCAACTGCTACTGCTAAGTTATTGGCTAAATTTTGAGATATTTGCTTAATAGATTGACCATTTTTAGATTGAATTTCTATATCTGCAAGTATTTGTTTTCCAAATTCACTACCCAATACATTTTGTCCAAATTGCCTTTGTCCCTCAACTGTTCCAGAAACGATATTCTTTCTTCTTCTAGCAGCCTCTTCACTTGCGCTAACAGTTCCAGATATTACAGATAGATCAACAATTTTCTTTGAAGTCATACTCATTGCATTAGAAAGATTAATTCCTTCTTGCCTTGCTTTTTCCATGTCTTTTGACATCTTATATAATGTTCCACCAACCAAAGCAATTGCTGCTACTGCTGCAACCCATGGATTTGCAAGCATTGGAAGTAATGCAACTATACCTTGTAATCCAAAAACAAATGGCATTATTGTTTGAGCCATTTCTCCTAATTTACCGCCAGCAAAAGATGCTGCAATTGTAAGTCCAGAAACTGCACCTATACCAAGACTTGCCTTTGAACTAAACTCTGATAACTTTTGCTTTGTTGTCTTTTGAGCCTCTGTAGACTCATTCATTGCATTTGTTAGTTTGCCTTCTGCTGCTATACGTCTTTTGGCTTCTTTTAAACTTATTTTTTCTACCGCTGCCAACAACTGTGCACGAGATAGTCTTGCTGATTGGGATACTTCTCCCATTGTTGTGCTTCCAGTTTTTGGATCAACTTGTGGTGCATTTGCAAACCCACGAAGTCTTCGGATTCTTTGAACTACAGTTTCGTTTGGATTAAGTGTTGTTGTTCTATTGTCTGAAACATTTCTACTTGTTGTTTGAATGGATGCTGGTTTTCTTTCGGTGTTTTGTCCAGTTAGTGGGGTTAAATTACCCTTTGCGTCAACCTTGTACTCTCCTCTTGCTCTAACAGCAACAGTTTCTTTTTGAGGTTGTTTACCAATTAATCTATCAAAACGATCATTCATTGATTTAGTAATTTTAAGAACTTGTCTTCCTCCACCAAGGAACTCTCTTTGTGATTTAAACTTACCATCAATTAGTCCATTAATTACGTTATTCTTTGTAATTTTTCCACCTGTTATTTCAGGTCTGCGGTAAGCAACAATTTCACCTTTATCATTTAAACTGGTTGGAATTAATAGTTTTGGATCAATTGCTTTCAATTCATTTAATTTTTTAACTAATATTGGATTTGAATTAGTTTTTTGTACAGCCTTAATAACATCATCAATTGATTTTAATTTATCTGTTTTAATGCTTGATCCACCAACAGCACTTGTAGATGCTGCACCAAGCAAGGTTCTTGCTGATCTAGATACAATTGGGTCTGCAGATTTTGCAAGAGCACCCATGATTCCAGACCTTTCATTACCCATTCTAGAATAAATCATCTTGTCATTAATTAAAGCATTATCTGGTAAAGAATTTAAAGATTTTAATAAATTAGTTCTAATTTCTTTTGCAACTCTAAGCGCATCTGTATCTGGAATTCCCTGCTTAGAAAGACTTATTGTCATTGTTCTTAAAGAGTTATCATCAAGAATTGCTCGTCTATATTCTCCAGCAGTAACTGTTGAATTTTTTCTATTTAGTTGCCCATTCATTTCTTTAGGAATATCAAACCCAACAGCAGTGTATAGGTTTTCTCTTCCAAAACCAAGTTTTCTAAACTGCTCTGAAACCTTTGTTCCAGAAATCTGTTTATGATCTACAGCATGTCCAAATACTAGGTTTGATTTTGTTTGAGATTTTGCCCCTTGCATTCTTGCGAGAAGTGCTGCGTTTCTTGCAGCAAAGGCTTCGTTGGTTTCTGTAAATGCTGATTTGCCCAAAAGAAGACTATTTATTTGGCTTGGGTTAGTATTAAGAACTTGTGCTGAAGGCCCACTAAGATCCATCTTTGGTTGGAACTTTGGAGAGTTAGCAAATGGTTGTGCATCTCCAGTTCCAGTTCCAAATGCCTGAAGTTTACCGCCAAGCAATGCTTCAATAATTGGCTGGACTTGTGGATTTTGTGCAATGTCTGTTGGAATTACCGCTTCTCCAGGCATAAGCACTGCAGGAACATTATCTTTGTTACCTCTTCCTGGTACAGATGCAGTTCCTCTTGCAAATTTCTTTGGTGCCCCGCCTCTGCCAGGCATCATCATTCCTGGATTTGTTCTTGCAAAGTTGGCTGCAGCGACTGTTGCATCAATATATGCTTGACGAAGTGCTCTTACAGCAGATGCCTCAATATTAAATTGTTGTGTGAGTCTATTATGTGCTTGGTTTAATGATGCTGCTACTGTTGCAGCCTCTAGTTGCTCTACCGATAAATAGTTTGTTTGTTCTGCAAGAATTTTGCTATTTCCACCAAGTTTTAAAAATCCTGTACGCATTATTGCAAATAGTTTTATTCCGTTTGCTACTGCGTTCATTAATAAACCAAAAGTCATTAATAATACTGGACCAATAATTCCAACCAGCGTTGTTGCAACTACAATAAACTTCTTTGTGCCATCTCCAAGATTATTAAACTTATCTAGCAAACCTGCAACTGATTGTGCAATTGGTGTTACTGCCTCTAAAAATGTTTTGCCAACTGGTTCAAGTGTTAATCTAAGATCCTCAATTGCTTTTTTAAACTTAGTTCCAACTGCATCCTCTAAAACTCCAAGTTCTCTTTCAGACATAATTGCAAGTTGTTCAACAGAATTTGTTGTTAATCCAAGAACTTTTGCAGCCTGTGTTCCGTCTTTTGTTACGTTTTGAAACAATGTTGATAAACGTGAGAACTGAAACTTACCAAATAACTGCTCAATTGCACGAGCACGATTAAGTGGGTCTAGAGTATCCAGCGCTCTTGAAAAGTCAATAACTGTACTCTTAATATCACCCTGATTACCTTCAACAATTGCTTTGATATTAATTCCCATATCTGCAAGCATTTCAGATGCTTTTTTAGTTGGATTAATGAGTGATGCTAAACCAGACTTAAGTGCGTTAGCACCTTCTGATGCATTGATTCCGCCTTCTTTCATTGCTGTTAAAAAGAATGCTAAATCTTCAACATCTCCACCAAGTTGTTTTACAACTGGACCTGCTTTAGGAATTGCAATAGTTAAATCTTCAATAGATACGACTGTTTGGTTTTCAACTGCGTTAAGGAAGTTAATCTTTTTTGCCAAATCTTCTGCTGCTGTACCAAATGCGTTTGTAATAGATATAGTTGTTTCTAGAGCCTGTCCTTGCTCTACACCACCAAGAACTGCAAGTCTTGTTGCTTGGGCTACCTGCGCTGTAAGTTCTGCACCAGTCTTACCCATTGCTGCAGCATCTGCTGCCATCTTCATCGTATCTACAACTGCAATTCCATACTTAGTAAATGATTCTGCAAGTTGTCTTACATTTTCAAGAGCCTCATTTGTTTGTTCTGTTGTTGTAAATATATCTCCATATACACGCTTAAACCTGATGGCTTGTGCTTCAAGATCCATAAAAGTTTTTCCAGCAACAGTTCCAAGATAGGCAAGAGGAATTGTAAAACCAACCATAAGTTGGCGACCTGCCCACTGTGTATTTTTACCAAAGTTTAAAAGATTTGTAGATCCTTGTTTTACTAACTGATTGAATAATGCTTGCTTTTGTGCTGCTAATGCAACCTGTGTTCCGTAGTCTTTCATATTTAGGCTAGTTGGAGTAACAGAGATAGCCTTCATTGCACCGCTTGCATCACGGCCTAACTTAATATATTGTGTTTGTAATCTTTTTACACGATCTTGTGCTACTTTGCCAATTGTGTCAAATTCTGATTTAAATAATCTTCCAAATGTTTTTGTAGATCCGCCAGCATAACGGAAATATTCCCGCATTGAAAGTTTGTTTTTTTCAAGAGCATTTGTGAAAGATTCTGTGGATGTTCTAACGACACCCATCTGTGCTGAGAATTTACCAGTAGCATTTATTGAGTTCAGCAGATTCTGCTGCATGTTTCTTTGTTGAGCAGCAGCAGAAGCACTACCCTTTGATACCGAAGTATGGAATAGTGCTAACTGTCGCTGTAAACTTTTAAGTTCCGCTAACGCCTGCGACGTATCAATTTGTACGCCAATTTTGGCATTAACATCACTCATTTGTCACCTCATTGTTTAATTGTTTGCAAGAACTGTGTTCAAGAGTGCATTTGCATCTTGAAGTTTTACCCCTGAAGCAGATTCAATAATCTTATAAACAGTTGGAAGATCAATATTCTCTTCTAACTTTTTAGCATCATCTGCAATTTCTGGCTTATATTGCTTCATAGCAATTTGAACACAATCAATAAGGACAGTCGTTGACTTGTCATTATCTTCTGCCACCTCTGCTAGTTCTGAAAACTTCTTCATAAATGGACGAAGTAATGAGATTTTAAGCGGTCTTGCCTTAATCTTTGTACCGTCCAAAAGAACTAGTTCTACCTCTTCATACGTGCTTGTTGCCATTGATTTTTCCTCCTATAGGCTATGTTAATTATATCATGTAAGGGCCTTATTTTTACAAGTATTTTTAATGCCTTAAATGCCTAAAAAACTAAATATGGGAGGTAATTAAATAAAGGGGTCTATTTTTTCTAAAACAAAAAACCAGCCTAGGCAGTTTTCATAATTCTTGTTTAGTTCGTGCACTATTTCTTTTACATATTTTATATGAAATAAGCCAGAGGATGGTAATTCTACTGCTGAGATGTTTATGGCATCTGGTGTGGTATATCTGTTATTTTTATTATTTAGATTACCAGAAATTAAAATTGCCTTTCCACCAGGCTTTAGCCTTGAGTACAAAATTTTAAAATAAGTATTTATTATATCTAAATTATTATGAAAACAACCCCTATCATATATAAGATCATATTTTTTGTCTGGCAAATCAAAGTGTAAATCTCCCACAATAAATTCTACGTTATTTCTACCGACATTATTTTCCTTAGCAATATTTATTGCAACCTCAGATACATCTATGGCAGTTACGCTTTTTGCTTTTTTTGATAAGAATAATGTATCATTTCCAGACCCACATCCAAGTTCAAGAACATCATATTCTTCAATATTATTTTGATTTACAAATTCTTCCAAATTTTTATCATAGGTATACGTTTCCCATGGCAATTCTTTTGTACTATTTTTACTAACATATGAATGGTTTCCAGCCCAAACTGAATCCCAAAAGCCTTTTTTCATTTTTTTAGTTTTTTCCATTCTTATAGTTTATCACATACCTATTATTTTATTTTGTCAAATCTTCATACTCTAATCCCATGCCAATACCAAACCCTGCTTTTTTAGCATTTTGTCCTTGGAGTGCCAAGATGTCTTTACTATCATTTGTTGCACCTTTGCTAAATACTCTAGCCTTCATATCTTCCCACTCCTTTTGGCCTCGTGACGATCCAGACTGTTTGTCTAAATCTACCCCTTGAATTGCAGCAAGAAATTTTTTTTCTTCGTAATCAAGTTCTCTACGACTAGAAAGTGTAGCCATTAACTCTGGCATAGATAAAGACTCTTCTAACTCCTTATAATCTTTCCAAATACCCAATAAAAATGCTTCAGCCTCAATTTTTGCTAAGTCTAAATCAGACCAGGTTGATCCACTCTCTGTTGCCTGAGTTTTAACAGTTTCCTCTGATCCCCTGTTTATTTTTATTCCTGCTGAAACATCTAAAATTGTATATATTGTGGGCATATCAAAACTATCTTCTATGTCATCTTTTTTTAACGCTATTCCTGGATAATATTGCTTCATAGCAATCCTAACACATTCCATTAAGCAATCTATTGCTTGGTCATCGTCCTCGGCCTTTTTTACATTTTCAAAAGCCTCCATAAACTCACGAAGATATTTTATTTTTAATGGAATAATCTCTAGTTCTGTTCCATCAATAAGATTTATTACTTTATTTTGATAAACTGTTGTTGCCATGATTTATCTATTCTATCATAGGCAAAAGAAAAAACCCACCTCATAAGAGATGGGCTTTTGCTTTAATCTAAAATTAGATTATGATTGACCAAATGTACGATCTACGATCTTACCGTATGATCCTGACGCATCTTCTGGAAGAAGACGGAATGAAACTTCAAACATTGACGCTTCGTCACGCTTTGCGGATACAGTTACGTTCTCAATTGATAGAGCACGATATGCTGTGTAAACACGCTCAACAGAGTCAGAGTTGTCGCAATCTCCAGTTCCTGGTCCAACAGCAACGATTCCTCGTTCTACTGGACATTCTCCAAGTTCACCTGCAGATAGATTAAGTGTCTGACCTGTAGATGCTGCCTTGTTTCCTGTAAGTTGTGCATCAGAAAATGCTAATGCAAGAAGCAAGTTTTCTAGTGTTGCTTCAGCAAAAGCGGTAGCAAGATTAACCTGCATACCTTGCTTATATAGTTTTGCAACGTCAAGAATTTGGTCTACCTGGACTTCACCGAAGTCTGGTTGGAACTGCAATTCTAGACCGTTCATGGTGTAACCTATGTTAGTGTAATCTGCTTCATCTGAAAGTGTATCTTTAAAAGACTCACTTGCGTCAAAAGCCTCCAGTGTACCTGGAGTTAGAGTTGTATCAGCAACGAAAAGTGCTGCTGCACCAACGATAATGTTGTTTGACGTACCACGGCTATATGGCATATTATTTCACCTCTTTCATAAAGTATATTAAGTTGTTTGGCGTGTTTCCTCAAAACCTATTATACCGCTGTTTATGTATATCTAGAATCTGGCTCAGTCTTGATGTGATAGTCATACTCAATAATTAGTTTGTTAACAAAAAGGGTTCTTGCGGATGCCAACTCTGCTACGTCCCTACTTTCGTCCGCCTGATATACCCTGGTATTGTGAAAATAAATGTTATATGGGATAGATACTTCTCCAGCGGAGTTTAGTATTGGATTTGAAAGACTGTAGGAGTTGATGTCTTGGGCTGAGGCGTCTTCACGATCAAGGGCATTTGAAATAACACGAACTGAGTCTATTAATTTACCAACATCCGTAGAGTATATAAAATAGATCAACTGTTCTCTTTTATGAGCATAAAAAGGGGTAGGTCTAAATCTCATCAATCTATCATAGACAATTAATACTGGGCTTTCTGTTTGCCTAATTTGAATACTATCATTATATAAATCTTCAATATTGGTTGGAATTTGTGCTGGAACCATAGGATTTACACCTGGAGATAATAAATCTGATTCTGCTACAAGTTCATAAAATGCTAACTCAGACAAAACATATCTATTTAAAAATGTGGGTGGAAAACCAGTGTCCGTTAATATACTCATAGTCTTATTCTACCCCAATTGTTGCATTAGCAATCCATTTAAACCCTGTATCAATACCCTTGCTTCTACCCATTCTTGATCCAGCCTTCATGTTTGCCTTATAAAGTTTTGGCTTTTTAATATAATCATAAATACCAGAAGCCTTTAAAAATGATTGCTTAAAATATCTTAAGATAAACTCATCTACTGTTTTTTCAAAACTTCCATAAACCATATCTCCCCCAGGATTGTCTACGGTAATTGGCTTACTTGTAAAAACTTCTCCACTTGGTCCATCAAATTTTAACACCCTAGATTTAGTTGGCGCAATTGTAACTGGAACACCATTTTCCATAATCTTTGCTTTATTATAAAATGGCACAGTCATTTTTTCAGACACCGTTCTTGACTGTCTAAATGAAGAATTAATAGACAATCCAAGATTACTAACAGTATATTTTAAATCAAACAATCTTGCATTTGGGCTACCAGTTTGATTCCACTCATAAATATGGTGCAATGCTTTTGGATTTGATCTTGCTTCAACATCAACATATTGTGCAAGAGCCTGAATCACTCCGAGGCCTAACCTATCTAAAAATACTTTTTTACCTTTATGAATACCATCTAAAAATCCAACAGAATAGTCAATAATATTTTTCATTTGTTTATCAAAAAGTTTTGTATTCATTGTAACTATCATTAGTCACCTACAGTCTGATTTTCAGTTCTACGCCATAGCATTTTATAATATTCTATAGATCCAAATGGTCCAGTAAATGGCTCAACTGTTGCTATCTCATAAATAGTTCCTCTGCCAGATCTTGGCCCAGCAGTTTCTTTATAAATTGTGTTATCACTTGCATCTCTAACATTTGTTACAAGTATATTTGTTGTTGCATTGTTAGCATTATTTGAAGAAAGTCTGGGGTCATTTTGGGTCCTTGCAATAAGTTTATTTTCATATTGTAAAAATGCTTCTGGTTTAATATCTTCTGTTCCTAAACCACCTACTGGTGTTGCATTGCAGATTATAGTTCTATCATAAACCCAATCCTTTTTAGGTTGACCATATTCCCCTTGTGTAAGAATTGGAAAATATACATCAGCCTTCATTGGATACATAAAGTCTGTAACTTCACATGAGTTCATTATAAAACTCCAGGACGAACAATATTATCAACATACTTAGACAAAATTTTGTCTACAATAATATTTCCAGTACCCTCAATCATTCTCTTGTCATACTCAATTTTAAATTGATCAGTGCTGTAGTTTTTTACATATCTCTTATAATAATCTAATTTGCCACATTTAATATCATTAATCAATAACTTTGTAGCATCTTGAATATCAATAGGAACCACCTTATATCCTGTTTCTACTAAGAAAATATAATCTGTTCCATTTGGAAATCCTACGCCAGCGGTGATGGTCTGAACATTTCCACTATCCTCTGTATCAAATATTGCAAATGAATCTGAAGAGGCTACTGGAATTCTTGCTGGACGTCTTTCTGCCCTATTTAAAGAATCTGTTGCTTGTACTGGGTCTTTTGTAATTGCAGTTTTATCTTTAGTAATTAAATAATTAAAATCGCCTAATGCTGGTCCATCTGAATCATTAATATCGTAAACCAGTTCTGCATTTTCATATGCCTTTAAAATTTTATGTGTTCTATCCCAAAGTGGAATATAGTCTGTTTCTTGTCCAACTACCTCAAGATATTTGCGTTTATAATAAAATCCGTCAACTATAGTATCAATAATTGCTCGTGCTAACGATTCATATTCTTTATACTTGGCAATATCTGTTGCAGAGGTTTCATTGTTTGCAATTGCCAGTTCTGTTGGATCTACGTATGGGCGCTCAATCTGTAGGTTATCTTCAACTACAATGTCACCACGCTCTCCATTAATGTCTTCATAAATAGTAACTGCATAAGATTTGTCATATTTTACAAAATCTCCATTTAACTCATATGTAATTGTTCCTTCTGAAGAAGATGTTAATCCAGATTCTCCACTAATGAATTCTTCAATTTCTGTTTGCTCTGGAACATCTTCAATGACAAGTATATAGTCTGCTGTTTCGTCTGGAACCTTATAGGTTACGGAAAGCGGGTATGGTGGTAAGCGAAGTACTGTTGACATTAATCTTTACGGTAATAAGATGCTACTTCTTCAGGCGACGCTATACGTACTAGCCTATGAGTTAGCCACTTTTCCGATGCCTCCTTTGATACTATGTTGTACCCCACTTTTAATGCACCTAAATTATCCATGTGAAGATTTTTATCTGAATATAAGGCTACTTTGTTTGTTATGTTTTCAGCCTTATCCACTTCTTCTACACGCTCTTCTTTATTTTCTGGTGGAAACCAACTAGCAATGATTTCTAAAATTTCAAGTTTGGTAGTTGCTTCAAAAAGTTCTATATTATTTTTTTTAGCATATGACTTTAATGCTAAGACACTTTTAGTTGATAGTTCTTCCATTGTTGTATTCATAATTCTCCTGTACTCATTTGTAATTATACCAGAATAACAATAAGGAGGACGGTTTTTATACCGCCCTCCCTAGTACGTGATTGTTATATTTTAGGAATCAGCGCTATCTGAGTCAACATAAGCGACTGCATCTAGTTCTTCCCATTGAATACCAAAGCGTACGAATACTGTGTATTCAATTGTGTCTTTCTTTGGCTTGTATTCACGGTTTACAGTGATATCTCTCTGGAAGCCCCATACACGGTTCTGAGGGAATGTTAAATCAACATAACCTGCAGGGTAGTAAGGAACCTCAAGAACATCTACACCAAGTACACGAGTTGTACGTGCATTACCAAGTGTTTGTGCAGTTCCATCAAGGAATTCTTGACGGTTTGCTTGTGTGCTACCAGTGCGATCTGAGAACGCTGCTGAGATAGCATCTGCAAGAGTACCGTTATTACGAACGATACCAGCAAAAGCATCAGTACCAGCATAGAACTTAAGGTTTGACTTAAGTGCACGATACTTGCGTGGCATTGCTAGAAGCAAGCCCTGCATTACTGATGTAGTGTAGTTGTTATCTGAAACTGTTGCAGCATATTCGTGAGCAGCATTTCCTACTGTTCCACGGGTCTGCTTTACGAATCCTGCCATAATTGAAAGGAATGCGTCTGCGCCTGTTCCAAGACCATTGATAGCAAGATCTTCAATATCATTTGCGAAAGCATTGGTCATTAAGCGAACTAAATGATCTTCAAGTGCTCCACCTTCAATATTGTCTTCAAGTGCTTCAGTTGATACTTCCCAATCAAGACGAATCTTTTTGGTTGTAAGTTCTACCTTTGAGAATGTTGCACCGATGTTTGTATAATCTGGTGCGCCTTGAGCAGCAGCACGAATTACACGTTCACCAACGTTTACCTTCTCAATTTCCATGGTGTTTGCTCTCATGGTGACACGACGGCCATCTTTAGCGAGGACAGTTGCATCCCATACGTAGTCAATAAAACGACGTGCTTGCTCTGGTGCTAAAATACCACCTGCAACACCTGTTGGGTTTACTGCGTTTGCTCCAGTTGTTGCACCGAATGCTGCAGTAGCAGTGTTACCAAGTTGTGATCCTACAGACTGTGCTGCAGAGTCCAAACCAGTTGCACTACCTACACCACCAGAAACGAATGAGCCTTGAGAGTTAATCTCTGCGCCTGCTCCGCCTGATCCTGGATAGTTTTTTTCTAGGTCTTTATTTTGTTCCGACATTATTTTTCACCTCCTAGTGATTTTACCTTAGTTAAATAGGTCGGTTGATGTGAGGAAACGACCGCCCCATAGGGATTTTTGAACCACTTGTGGTGATTCCTGTACGATCTCGCCTAGATCGCCAGACTTGCGGAAAGCGGTATCTTGCTCTACAAGATCTACTCGCTTGCCAAACTCGTTAAAGTTATTCTTGATACCGTTAACATCTGATGTTACTGCATCAAGAGATTTTGTTACTGCTGTTACCTTCTCATTAAGAGATTTGATAGTTGCAGCAAGATCGCCAAAGGCATTAGTAAGAGAAGTATTAATTTCTGAAACTGCCTTGGCAACTTCTTCTTTAACATCTGCAATAGATTTTTCCACTACATTCTCTACTTCAACTGCTGCTTTTGCAGCAGAAGATTCTGCACCACCATCATCCGATTTAGCAACAGCAAGTTCTTCAACTACTGGTGCTTCTTCAGCGACTGCAGGAGTTTCTGCTGTTTCTGCAACAACCTCTGTTGTTACGTCTGCTGCTACTTCTGCTGGCTGTGCCTCTGGAGCAATCTCTGCATTTTCAACTGCAGTTTCTACAACTGCTTCTGTTGATTCTGTCATTTGATTTACCTCCTTAGTAATCTTAATTGTATTAATGCCTTTAGCACTATCAACTAAGAATTTTATCATTTCTGCATTATCTTTATCATTCTTTTCTATAAAACCAATATTTTGCATTTTGTTTCCAGTTACTGGACTTGTTACTGAGTCAGAATCTGAAACCATAACAATACCGTTTTCTGAATCCCAAAATACATTTTCAATTTCTGTTTTTGATAAGTATCCATCTACTACGTTTTGTCCATTTACCTTTTCAATAGATAAAATATTTGCAAATTGGTTTGCTGGATTATCTACAAGAGATAACTCATGTAGTTCATATGTTTTGATTACACGAATTGTTTTATCAATTTTTTCATCATAAGCATCATCCCAAGTCTTTATGTTGCCACCAATTGAAAATCCAGTGTATGTTCCATCTAAAACTTTTTCCCAAGCATCTTGTGCACCTTTAGAAACATACGCAGATACGTAAACTCCACTATAAAACTTTTTGTCATTTGGATCAAAATATTTATCTTCTTTAAAAGAAACAATCTTTCCTACTGCGCTGGGCTGATGCATTTCACGAAGATTGCCACGGAAGTTTTTAAAAGCCTCTACACTAGATTCTGTTGTAACTATGTCGCCTTGACGATCAACATTATCAAGCGTAGCAAAGCCAGACACCATACGGCGTTCAACATCCACTTTTCCAATGGGCATTGAAAGGCGAACATTGTCACCTTTAGTTTCCCAATGAGCCTTGTTTATTAACATAACGTTATAATTATAGCACTGCTTTATACAGTTTTCTCAACTATTGAGACGATCTGCCTTCGCCTTGGGGATTGCGTCCAGATATTGTAGTTGGTGAATCAGAATTATTATTTGTTCTTTCTGAATCTCTTTGGCGAGTACCCGCCAAATTTGCTCTAGAGTCAGTTGCTTGTCTTGGCGACATAACAAAAGGATCATCCCCATCTGCTCTTTGTGGCAAGTCTAATTTTTCACGAGCCTCATTTGGAGTCATAACCTGAGTCTTAACATAACGCTCAATAATCTGAGATTGAGCAATTTCATCAGTAAGGGTAAGTTCATTAAATTTAAGTTCAAGGATATCTGTTTTTTCCTTAATAATTTTATTAACTACTTTTTCAAGATGTTTTTGTGCTGGTCTAGCCACCTGCTCTTTAAATGTGCGATCTTGTGAAAGTGCTGCTGCAATGCCTGAATCAGCACCGCCAAGTTTAGAAATTGGAACCTGATGTGCAATTAAAATATCATCACGGTTTTGTTTGCGGTACTCCTTAAATGAGCCGTCCTGAATACCGTTTTCAATTGGTTCCATCTTAAACTCAACCTTATTACCGTCCGTATCTCCAGGAAGTGGGATATAAAGAGTTCTATGGGATTGAGCCTTAAGTCCAGTCTGTAAAAATCTAAACATTTTATCTTCGGCATCGCCAGATAATTTTGCACCCTTTAATGTTACTACATATCTTGGAACCGCCTTGTTTTCAAAGTAGTCAATATTGTATTGAGATGCCAACTGGTCTCCAATTAAAGACGGCATTGCTGCAACAATATCTGGAATTCCATAGAATGTATTTAAAGGAGAGTATTCTTTAAGATGAATAATCTCATTTGGTCTTGGATCTGTGCCCATAGGGTTTGCATTTCTTGCTCCAAAGTTTCTAAAATAAACTACCTTTTGACCAATAATTTGAATAAAACCATCACGTAAACGACGTACACGAACAGTAGTTGCTGGAATATGTCCAACATATCCAATATCTCCAGCCACTGTTCTACCTACTTCAATAAAACCATTACCAGTTGCTTGAAGATCTGTATAAACCTTTTCCATAGTTTTTGTAAAACTGTCATCATCATTTAAACTTTCTAACCAATCACGCAACTGTATCTTTGCTCTTTCAATACGATTACGAGCACGATCTACCGCTGCTTGATCTTCGTTCATTTCAAACCTTAACATGGTTCTGTCTGAAATATCAAAGCGATATCCAAGACCGACTACGTTTTCTACCTTAGCGTCAATAGCAGCATGGTTAGCAAATGATGTGTCATAAAAGTTGGCTAATTCGTACATGTTATATGGAGGAGTGATTACATCAAATAGTCCGTAACCATTTCTATATACCGTGCCAGGATTGATTTGCTTTGAACTTGCATCTACTCCTGAAGGTGTAACATTTGCTGCATTTAAATATGCTTGGTTTGTTTCTGGACTAATATATTTTGATAAATTGCGGGTTGTTCTACGACGAAAATTTTGATCTAGTCCAGAATAATCTTTTAAATCATCCCAACTTTTATTAAAGGGATCTTGATGCCTAAAAGGATTTTCTTCTTTGTTCTGTGTATTAAGACCTACACGAATGTATTCTTGCTCATCACTCATTTACAGCATCCTTTCCATATTTATCTAATGTCTGTTGTGCTGCATGCCAAGCACCTAAGTCATTCATTGAAGGAATTAGTCCTTCTCTCATTCTTTCTTTTTGTTCAGAATATTCTTCTTCACTAATTCTTGTAAGGCCAGGAACAAAAACTGCTTTGCCTTCACCGTCATCTCCATAATGCATGGCAGCCTTTCGTAGTTCTGCAATCTTGGATAAATCACCACGATCTGAAGGGATGTTTAAGATTGATCCAGTGTCGTCTGTAAACCACTTTCCATCAGACTTCTTATATACGTAAAGTCCCCAGTCATAGTGCTTATCTATTACTTTGCGACGAACATTTTGTACATACGGTTTACCAGTTTTTGGGTTAATTAGTGATTCCATAACCACAAGTATATCAGATTATACTGGTGTGGCGACAGTGCTTAACCATTCTACTTCGGAGTATATTTTTAACTTTTCAGGCTGATAAATTAGCCCTTCTCCGTCATCAACTATAATTTTATTCGTTCCGATGTATGTTTTATAAATGTCTAATGGACTAATTCCATAAAACTCAGATGAGCCTATGACCAACATACCGTCCCAAGTAAAGTTATTATTCCAAAATTGCCAATCAAAGGTTGTAATTCCATCCGTTAAAACCTTATACCAAGGCCTGAAGGTTCTGCTTTCAACCTCTTGCAAACTATTTGCTTGATAGTATGCAATATTATTAAATAGTGCTGGGCCTGTAAGATTTATACTTCCTAAATATGAATTATATACCAGGGATGTTAAAAATGAAACACCAATAGATGACCACTCCTTAAGCGACAAGACTGGCTCTCTTACAAGATTGCCATTTAAATAAAAAGCAACTCCATTATATTCAACGCCATTTTCATTCAAAACGAATATTTTTGCCCTATTCATGCTAGAACTATTTGCCTGAATATAAAACTTTAATGTACCATCTTTGTGATTAATTTCAAATATTTCTGTTGCTGTTTCTGGAAAGGTGTCCTGATCATATCTTAGCCAGAGTTGCATAGCACTTACCTTATAAGATGTTGCAAGTTCTTTATTAATTGGAAGAGAAAGCCCACGATTTTCTAAAACATTAAGTTCTCCACGCACTTCTAGCCCAGAAGTTTTGGTTAAATATAGATATGGTGTGCTTTCTTTGTATATGCTAAACGGATTTTTTGATTTATAATCAAAATATATTCCATTTTTCTTATATGGGAACAAGTCTACACCAAATCTTGTTCCAACAGGATTTGAAGAATTGTTGTTAAATGCTTGAGAAGCCAACTGCAACTTATTCAACAATATGGGTTTGGTCAAAATACCACGGCTATTAAATTCAAGACTATAAACAATTGCAAGACTATTAAAGTCTTTTGTTTTAATAGGATATATTAATGTATTATTTAAAACTTCAAACCTTGTGGTCTCCCAATCTTCATAATCATTTATATCAACAACTTTATATTGATTTAACGTTTGCTCATTTGCAAAAGGTGTTACAAGATTTGCTCCCTCAGAAACATATTGAAAAGTAATATAACTTTTTATTTGTGCTCCACTTGTATCATAATAGTATCCACCATTACCAGATTCTTCGGCTAAAGTTGTAGTAGTAGGGTATGCCAAGTTAAACTGTAAAAAATCTAAATCATAGTATTCTTCGCTATCTTTATTTTTTACAAATTGCCCAAAATAAGAAAGTGGTAAATAATCTTGCCAATATCCAGCAACACCTATATCTAAAAAATATCTTTCATATGCTTCAGAAGGCAGAAGTGTATAACTTGCTGTGTGAGAAATTAATGATGAACCATGACTTAAAATAACAATTCCATTTTCATCAAAATTATTTGATATCTTAGAAGCGTTAGTTGTGCTACAAACACCAACAGAATAAATTCTTCCAGTAAAAGCATATTCTCCAGAATCGTCACCACCAACATACATTTTTAAAGAATTTTGATTTCCTAAAAATGAATTAACACCTCCACCAAAATTATCAGATAAACTTCTTAAATTAAACCCAACTGCAAAAGTAGTGTTTGCTGTTATCGGATCAGAGGTAAATAATAATTCAGTACCTTCACTATTGGTCAAAGAATATTTAATTTCATCGCCATCTTTAATAATAGAAAAATAGTTGCCATTGACAGGATTATATATTTTAAACAATATTTCTTCAGAAACCAAATCATGGGAACTAAAAACACCATAAAAAGCATCAACCTGATTTGCTAAAACATTAAACTTATCAAAATTAATGTAGGTATTTTTAGAATTCCAAGTGTTGTTTGGCCTAAATGACAAAAACCTATTTTCAATAAATGGACCAGATTCGTTATCTTGTATGGCTTGATTGTCTTCATATAAATCTTCCAATGTTTTATCATCTAAAAATATTTCAGGTAACAAATATTCTGGAGTTCTTAAACTTGTTGTGGTTGTTGTTAAATTATCAAAACTTCCTTGGTTCCATCCTGCAAAGTCTGGGTAATTGTAGTTTGCAGTATAGTTAGCAAATGGATAGTCTACGAATGCAGTTATTCCTCCATATGCTGAGTTAATTCCTTCTGGAGATATAACTCCTTGTCCATATACCCATCTGCGTTTTGCTACTGTAACTGGAACTTGATATGAATAAATTGCAACACAGTCAATTTCAAAAGGATATACGCTGGCATCTGAATAAAAGCCAAGCCAATCCTGGCTATCCCCGTTAGCATCAAGTTCTTCTGGTAAAGAAAGGGTAGATGTATCAAAAGACAGTGATAAAACCTCTTCTCCATTTATTAATAAAGATGCTGAGTTCCTAATTAAACGAATATGAATTAAAATTGGCCTAAACCATTCACCAATAAAGTGAGAAGCAAACTGATTTCCAACAACTAATGTTAAAAATCCATCTTCAACATATAAGCCATCGTTAGATGCAATTGGTCCAAAAATTTTAAATGGTGTTAGTGTATTTGCTGCTATCCTTGCCCAAAATTCAATTGTGTAATCGTTATACTGTCCTTTTTTATTTAAAAAACCTTTTCCTGGAATTATTAAAGATGCATCTGTATAAGGCTCTAACCTTGTTGCACCGCTTGCGCCATAAACCAAAGGTATGCCTGCATTTTTGCTTTTTAATCCGCCTTCGGTAATGTAGTACCCAGAATCTTCTGCAATACCGTATGCTTGGGCCTCCACTGCATCCAAACCACCATAAATGCTTACTGTTGATGGAACTGTAGTTTCTGTTATTCCATTTAAAGAATATGTGTTAAATTCTTCATTCCATTGACCTAAAGTAATACCATTAAAATAAAATTGATTTTCTGTTGTAAGTCCAGACCCTTCAAATATTTTTATTTTAAAAACAATTCTTAATTGTGCAGAGACATTTGGAATTGCAAAAGTTTCAGAGATAAAGCCCCATTTTTGATAAAGCGTACTTGTAAAAGTTTTTAATTCTTGAACTATTTGAGAAGTGCTTGGATCTGTATATTCATATCCTATAGAAACACTTTGCAAATAAACACTATTTGAATAAAAATATGAACCTATTGTAAATGTTTCAAGATCTTCAAGAACATTAAAGTTTAATATATTTGGGCTAATTATTGATGCTTCAAGAGTTTCAGTAACTGGCACATCAACTTCAACTAATGTCAAAGCACTATTTAAAAATGGCTGCTTAAGAGATTCTGACTCTAATGTTGCTGTTGCATCTGATATAGTCCAAGAATCAGAGATATCACGCTGTGCTTCAGAAATTAAACTTTTATAATTAAGGGTATCGTCTAGTGCCCATAAAACTAATGGGTGCTCAGAATATATTTTTTCTGCATATAAATTTGATGGGGTAGACATATTTCTCCTATCCCCTTATTATAGCAGGATGAAGACTAATATAATTTAATCTCACATGCATCTGTAGAACAATATTTTTCAGACTCTGCATCAAGATTATCCTTGCCATCATAAATAGCAGACCAATCAATTTTACCAATTTTACCAACATAAGAGTTATATTCTTCTCTTGTAATATTTGTATATGGTTGTTGAGGATAAGTTTTATTACCCATAGGCAAAAATGAAACTGCCTTTAATTGACCTTCATGCATGTGTAATGCTGGAGCAATGTGCTTGGTTTCAGATTCCTTGTCAAATGACAAAGTTACAGATACTCCATTATCAGACCAATATTTTTGAGCGGTAGCAGCCAAACCAATCTTTTCAAAAAGACTTACATCTTTTTCAGAACGAGGATGTCCAGATGCTACTGGGAAATATACTACTGAAGTGTTTGCTGATACTACGTCATCTTCAATTCTATACCCTGCTGCTTTAAATAAATGCATCATTGGGTCTGTATTTCCAAACCTTATAGCACGAAGATAGAACTCTCCTCCTGGACCCCAATGAACTCCTGGTGTTGCACCAGATAACAATGAAACAGAGCCTGAAGGTTTGACGGTAGTTACACGAATTGATTCACGTACACATAGCCATTCTGAGTATGTGTGATCATATGAACGAATCTTTTTATACCCTTCGTCCATCCACTCACGAATAATTGGCATACCCTTTTTATCTGCAAAAGATGCAATGCCAGTAAGTGATGTTCCAATACGACGATTACGTTGCATGATTCCATTTGTAGTTTGCCAATGTGTTGGCATAAGCGTAACAGTCTTGCCGTATAAGTAAGCAAACTTTAATGTACGTAAAAAGTCTTCTTTATTTTCATGACGATTTAGATGAACTTCTACAAGTGTGCATAATTCATAACTTTCCAATGGTTGTTCAGCGCATGGATTGAATCCCATAACACGAGAATCTTTATAATCTGGAGCGTCTGCTAATCTTCCATAATCTCTAGCAACATCTAGCCAAATAAATCCTGGCTCCCCATTGTCTGCAATTAAGTCAACATAGTCTTCATACTTTGTTCCAACCTCTGCAGAAATAGAATTATTAGACATCCAAGCCCATCCTGGATTCTCTGAATCAAATGAATTTCTATCTGGAAAAACCTCTGCATTTTTTAAATTAATAAAATCTTTGTCTTCAGCATTTCCTAAAGCCAAGGTAGCAGAACGACGAACATTACCAGAAACAACGCATGTACCAATAAGGTTTACAATGTCTACTATTGCACGAGAATCAAGAGTTTCTCCTGATCTACCGCCAATTACTTTGTCTATCTTACTGTGTAATGCAATCAGTGGTGCTGGACCGCTAGCCACCCCACCAAAGCCTTTTATTGGGGCTCCTAGAGGACGGATAAGGTCATAGTTAAACTTTTGTATAGCCTGATTAGGTCGTAGGTATGAATTTAAAAGCATTCTTACTGAGTCAACCCAACCTTCACGAGTGTCTGGGATTTCCCATACATTTTCTGGCTCTGTTGGAGCATAGATAGGCATTTCTTTGTCTTGACCGACGGTATCAAACCCTACACCAATACCCAGCATTAATGCATCCATTACCCATGCAAATAAGGCTCCTGGATCATTGCGATCAAGGTCACGAGTTGATACCATTGCACAATTTTGAAGGGATGCTGAGTTACGCTTCTCCATAGTCATAGGAGTTCCAAATGCCCAGAGACCACGACCTGGTGGTGTCCACTTTAGTTCAAACATTCTCTGAAAGGCTTCTTGTGCAGACTTCTGTGCTTTGTTGTCGTTCCATGGAAGTCTATTATCTTTAGCGTGGTTCTTTTGTACTGAGTACATTCCTTCAATTACCCGCTTGCAAACCTCATGCCATCTTTCCTTTGTTCCATCTTCTTTCATCCGAGAGTAGGTACGTATAAAGGTAATTTCTCCTAAAGAGTTTGATCCAGCATCTGAAAAGCCAAACGGGGCTGGTACCTCAGTATATTTATTTACAAACTCATCTGACAAACGAAAAGAAAAGATATCTGACATTTACGTTCCAACTTTCTATTAATATTATAAGTACTTTGCAGAATCCAAAGTAGTGTTAAGTATATCATAGAATTAAAAAGAAAAACACGCTTGTTTAAGGCGTGTTAATCTCTAGTTAAGAGTTAGTGCTTTGTATTTTATAAAGTACTATGCACCAATCAACATTAA